TGCTTAACGCATTACCTATTAGGTTTCAAGATACAAGTGGATCTCCTTTTGTATCACTACAATCTCCATCATCATTGTCTGGAAATGTAGCTCTTACGTTACCTTCAGCGATAGTAAATGGTGGTTTTATGAAAACTGACGCATCAGGAAATTTAAGTTTTTCTATTGTTGAAGGTGTGCCAACTGGATCTGTATTCTGTATAGCAGCTAATACAGTTCCAACAGGTTATGTTAAATGCAATGGTGCTTCATATTCAAGAACAGGAACATATGCTGCGTTATTTGCAATTATAGGAACTACTTATGGCGGTTCGGGTAGTAATTTTAATGTTCCAGATTTACGAGGGGAATTTGTTAGAGGTTTTGATGATAGTAGAGGTGTAGACAGTGGAAGAAATATTAATGATCCGCAAGGTGGACAAAACGCATCACACAATCACACAATAAGTGCTTCTGGTACAACAAGTAATCCAACTCCTACGTTAACTGGAGATGTACGAAGAATATCAGAAGGTTATAGGGCGCAAGGTACTGCCAGTGGTGTATTCACAAAAGAGTTAGATGGAAACAACAACATAACAGGTGCAAGTTCTACTAGCCCTGTAGCTGGTTTCAGTATGGATGCTACACACACACATACAGTCTCTGTATCTGGCACTTCTGGAAGTCAAGGTTCAGAAGCTAGACCTAGAAACATAGCTATGCTTTACATAATTAAAATCTAACTATGGCAATTCAACCTGGTACATATAATTTTACAATGCAGAGAAGAGCAGACTTCTCTATACAACTTGTTTTTAAAGATGGTAATAATAATGCAATTAATATTACTGGTTATACAGTATTAGCTCAATGTTGGGATGAAGGTAGAAATATAAAATATGCTGATTTTACAGTTACTTATACCAACAGAGTTACAGGTACAGTTGACTTATCTTTAACTGATGTACAAACTACTACATTTGAAACTAATACACTTTATTATGATGTTATGCTTATAGACACAAGTGGAGTTCGAGAGTACTACCTTGAAGGTGTTATAACTATGTCAGAAGGATATACAGCACCATGACCTCAGTTAACATAACCACCACAAAAAATACTGTTACTGTTAATGAAGGTGATACAACTGTTGTAACTGTCGCAACCCAAGGATCTCAAGGTCCTGGTTTTGATCTTGCATTGGATCATTCAGCTAAAGTGAATAATTCAATCATGTACTATGACGGAACTTCTGGTAAAGTTAAATTAGATTCAACTACCACCAAACTTACACTTGTCGATGGGGGTTCATTTTGACACATGGCTAACACAATCCGCATAAAAAGATCCACAGGATCATCAGCACCAACTACACTAGAAAATGCGGAATTAGCATTTAGTGAAGGTAATGAAGTTTTATATATAGGAAAAGGAACTGGAGGTGCAGGGGGGTCTGCAACGACAATCAACGCTATTGGTGGTAAGGGTAAATTTTTTGATACAGATACAGTAAGAACAACAAACCATGTTTTAGCTGGTGCTTCGTCTGGAAGTGCTGCTGCACCTACATTTAGGGCATTAGTTTCAGATGACATACCCTCTCTTGCACATACTAAAATAAGTGATTTTGATACAGGTGTTAGAACAAATACACTTAATCAAATGGCTGTTCCTACAGGATCAGTTTCATTTAACTCTCAGAATATTACAAACTTAGCTGACCCTGTAAATACACAAGATGCAGCGACTAAGGGCTTTGTCGAGGCTACATCACAAGGACTTGATGTTAAAGATTCGTGCGTAGCAGCAACAACAGCAAACATAACAATTTCTACTGCACTTAATAATGGAGACACGTTAGATGGTGTTACCTTATCTACTAATGATCGTGTTCTTGTAAAAGATCAATCAACTGCATCTCAAAATGGTATTTATGTAGTCGGTTCTTCTCCAGCAAGGGCAGCAGATTTAGCAGCTGGGTCAAACGCTGCTGGCTTCTTTACCTTTGTAGAAAAAGGAACAGTAAACGCAGATAATGGTTTTGTTTGCACATCGGACTCTGGTTCTGCTGTGGTAGGAACTAATAACCTTACTATTGCTCAATTCTCTGGTGCTGGTCAGATTACAGCAGCAGATGGTTTACAGAAATCAGGAAACACATTATCAGTTGATCTTAAATCTAATGGTGGACTTGTTATTGAATCTACTGAAATTGCTGTTGATCTTGGTGCTAGTTCTATAACAGGTACATTAGCAATATCTGATGGAGGAACAGGTGCGACATCAGCTTCTAATGCAAGAACATCATTAGGACTTGTTATTGGCACAGATGTAGAGCCTCATAGCGATAAGCTGACAGAACTCGCAACCATGAACCAGACAACAGCTAACTCTTTAGCTGATTTGTCAGATACCGAAGTACAGATATTAGATGGAGCAACAGTAACAACAACTGAGTTAAATATTTTAGATGGTAATACATCAGCAACCTCAACTACTCTTGCAGCAGCAGATCGTATGGTAATAAATGATGCTGGCACGATGGTTCAAGTTGCGCTTACTGACCTTGTTACCTTCTTAGAAAATGGAAGTGTATCAGGTTTCGATATAGACGGCGGAACTTACTAGAGCTAGGAGGTAATAGCTCATGGCTAACACAATTAAAATTAAAAGAGGTAGCGGTAGCGATCCAGCAGCTAGTGATATGGTTTTGGGCGAACCAGTACTAAGAACCGATACGGCAGAGTTATTTTTTAAAAAAGATGATGGCTCAGTAGCAAAGGTATCGGGAGGAGGCGGTGGCCCTGATTTTAAGTATTTAGCACTTAGAAACGCAGCTAACAATGGTGCTGCATCTTATCCAAACGCAGATTTTACTCTTGTAACTTCTGGAACTACAACTGCAATAACTCCAGCAGCAGCAAATACATTATTGGTTAGTGTTAATGGTGTAATCCAAAAACCAAACACAGGCACATCTACTCCTTCACAAGGTTTTGCGTTAAGTGGATCTACTATAAAATTTGGAGCTAACATCTCTGCTGCACCAGATTTTATTCTTTATCAAGAATCAGGTGGTATTGGAGAACCTAGCGATGAGACTGTTAGTGAAGAAAAATTAAAAGTTAGTAATAGTCCTGTAAACGGATATTTCTTATCTGCACAGTCTGGTAATACAGGAGGACTTACATGGGCTGCACCTGTAGCAACATCTTGTACAGGTAATTCTGCAACAGCAACAGCACTTGCGACTGCTAGAGCTATAAATGGTGTTAACTTTGATGGTACGGCTGCGATTACAGTAACGGCTGCTGCTGGAACATTAAGTGGCACTACGTTAAATAGTTCTGTTGTTACCAGTTCTCTTACATCACTAGGAGACTTAAGTGGTCTTACTGTTAATGGTGATATGGCTCTAACAGGAGCAAACTATAACGTCTTATGGGATAAGTCAGACAATGCTCTTGAGTTTGCTGATAATGCAAAGCTAAGACTTGGTACAGGTAATGATTTAGAGATTTTTCATCAGGGCGGTGGAGATAGTTTCGTAGATAGTAATAGTGGTCAGTTATATGTTAGAAGTAATAACAACATCTATATACAGCCAGCCGATAATGAAAACGGAATAGTTGCAATCGCAAACGGAGCAGCAGAGCTTTATCACAATAATGTTAAAATGCTTGAAACCACAAGTGTAGGCATTTCAACTGCTGGAGCTTTAACTGCTACTGGTGCAACTTTTAATGCTGATGTTCAGTTTACAGGAGATAACTATAACGTATATTGGGATAAGTCAGAAAATACACTTGAATTTAAAGATAATTCAATTCTTGCTTTTGGAGATAGTGACGATTTTACTATTAAACACGTTAGCAGCGACTCTACAACCAGACTAATAGAAACTTCTGGGGGAAGCCTATTTATTCAAGCAGGTAATTTTGTAGTTACAAACCCTGCTGGTAACGAATTTATGATTAATGCTGCTCCTGACGGAGCAGTAAATTTATATCACGACAACAGTTTAAAATTTGAAACAACCTCA